CCCGAGTGGACGTGACCGGTGTTAGACTTCCCCGCCAGCGCATCGACCAGGCCGGTGATGGCCGACATGGCCAGCGCCGGGATCCGGGCGGCATCGAAGACGCCGCTGTTCGTCTGGCTGGCAGGGATGTTGGGAAGCCGGGCCAGCGGCACCGTCCCCGAGGTGATGTCCGCGCCCGAGTGGACGTGACCGGTGTTAGACTTCCCCGCCAGCGCATCGACCAGGCCGGTGATGGCCGACATGGCCAGCGCCGGGATCCGGGCGGGATCGAAGACGCCGCTGTTCGTCTGGCTGGCGGGGATGTTGGGAAGCCGGGCCAGCGGCACCGTGCCCGAGGTGATATCCTCACCCGCATGGCTGTGGGCAGCGTTGGCCTTGGACGCCGGATCGAAGTTGCCGCTGTCCCAGAACTTGCGCCAGGCCGACCATGCCCCGCCGATCGACCCACGGTGAAAGACGTCCCCGCTCGAGGGCCGCGTATAGCGCTGCTCGACGGCATTGCCCTGTGCAAGGACCTCGATGATGCCGGCGCCGCCGACCGGATAGTTGGCGCCGTCCGTTGCGCCGGCGTCGAGCGGCTGGCGATAGAAGCCGGGCGTGACACACAGGTTGAGGTCGGAGCCCGAGGCCGCGAGGGCGCTGACGAACTGCAGCAGGACCGGTTTGCCCGTGACCTGGGCCCAGTCGTGGGAGTGGATCGCTGCGGCCTTGGAGTTCGGGTCGAAGTTGCCTTCGAACCAGAGCTGCTGAGTGCCGACGCGCGGTACGGTCTCGAAGGAAACCTGTCCCGTGGCGCGGATAATGGCGAACGGAATCCCTAGATAGGTGCCGTCGTCAGCGAACCGCATAAACTCGAGCAGGGAGCCGTTGTTCGCCCCGCTCTCGGCCGAGCCATTCGCGCGGATGCGCCAGCGGGTATTGGCCCCGGTCCTGAAGTTGATCTCACGCCCCGTGCCGGCGTTGCCGATCAGATCGAGGCTGGGTCCGCTCGCCCGCGAGATAGCGAAGGCACCCGTGAAGGTCGCACCCGCTAAGCTGGCCTTCTCCGCAAGCGCTGTCGCCAACCCGGTGATCTTGGCCATGGCCAGATCGGGGATCCGCAGGACGTTGAAAATGCCCGTCGTCACATGGCCGGCGTCGTGGCTGTGCGCCGAGTCTGCCTTGCCGCCGAGCAGGGCCGTCAGCAGCACCTTGAGGCGTGAAGGTGGGACAGCGACGTCACCCCGAATGCCGGCATCCACCTCGGCTTGATCGGCGATCTCGATGACACCCAGGCGATCAACCGTCGCCGGCGGATTGATGAAGTCCGTATCACCGAACTCGATCATGGCCGTAGTCAGGCTGGCCAGCACCACATCCACAGCGAGCAGCATGATCGAGGCCGAGGACTTCTGGACGATCGGCGCCGCCTGGCCGTAGACAGCGAACAGCGTGCCGTCCGAAAGGATCAGCCCGAAGCCGCGCATGCTGTAGGACTGGATCGACTCATCCCGGATGGTCAGGTGCAGAGTGTCGTCTGCGACCACATCGCCGGCGAAGGTGCTCAACCGCTTCAGCTCGGTCGGCAGAGCCGTCATAGCCGCGAAGTTTGCGCCCTCCATGTTGGCCGAGGTCAGGGCGACCTGACTGATCGTCAGCGCATTGGTACCGGTGTTCTGGGCATTGATCAGGGCGGCGCGCCCGACATTGGTGATGGTGATCGGCAATCCAGGCATCAGGCGGCCTCAAGCTGCAGGCGGTAGAAGTCGGCGGCGCGCGCGGCGGCGGCCAGGCCGAGACCGCCCTGGGCCGCGAGGCCCTGGGTGAAGGTGAAGTGGGCGCGAACGGGCTTGGTCCGGATCACCTCATCGATGACCTCCTCGACGAAGCGGGCCGTTGCGGGCTGCCCGCCCTCCCCGTTCAGGGTCAGGACCAGATCGAAGGTGTACGGCTCACCGGGCGGGTCCAGCTGCCACCATTCGCGCAAGGCGATCTGGCCGCCGAAGGCCGCAACGACCTGGCGCACCGAGGCAGCAGTGCCCTTCTTGCGCTGGATCTCGATGGCAGCCGCCACCACGTTGCGCTTGACGCTCTCGGACCAGGTTGGATTCCAGCTGTCGATCGACAGGGCATAGGCCAGCCACGGCAGGAGCTCGATCGGGCAGGTGTCAGGCCGCCACAGATCCCGTAGCGGGACCGGCACGTCCTCAAGGCGGCGCGTCAGGCGCTCGAGCGCCAGCTCGAGCGCAGTGGAGTTCTCAGGCGCCAGGCACTGGCTGTCTCGGACCAGGGGCATGGCTATTCCCCGAGACCGGCATGGGTGACGTCGATCGACGTGCAGCGGGCCGCCTGGGTGCGGGTCACGACGACATTGGCGGCGGGGGACACCAGGTCGACGTCCTGGACGCCTTCGGGCGACAGCGCGGCGATGATCCCGGAGCGCGTGACGTCGCGGCCGAGCCGGAAACATGCGGCCAGATAGGCATCCAGCCGGGCCAGGGCCTCCGCGATGACGACGGATGCATCCGGCCCTGCGAAGGTGGTCAGGGTAGCATCGACCTCGAAGGTGAGCACCTCGGCCGCGGCCACCGTCACCTGATCGGTCAAAGGGCGGACGTCCTCGGCCGAGACATAGGCCTCGACGGTGTCCAGAAGGGTCTGGTCGGGCACGCCATTGCCGAGGCGCGACAGAACGGTCACCAGAACCTCGCCCGGGGCCGGGCTGGTGGCGCTGGCGTCCAGGACATCGCCAGACGCGTCGAGCGCTTTGGACACATAGGCACCCTCGGGACCGGCCACGGAATAGGCCTCGGGCGCCAGCAGGGCGCGCCGGCGCAGGGCGTCATCATCTTCCATAACGGCAGGTGTCAGTCCGTCGACGGACTCCGGCACGATGACCAGCCGCTGCACACCCAGCAGCGCAACGAGGTGATCAAGGTCGGACCCGACGGCATAGGCAATGGTGACGGCGCGCGCCGCGTCGTTGACCCGTTGGCGCAGACCGAGCTCGCGATAGGCGAAAATCTGGATGATCTTGACCAGAGGCTCGGACGGCAGGGTCAGCACCTGGGCCATGGCGGCACCGGCCTCGGGGCTGTCCTCGGCCATGGCGTCGATCAGCAGCTGCTTGGCCTCGGCCACGATGGCGTCAAAGGACAGGGCCTCGACGACTTTCGGAAAGGGCAGCTTGGACAGGTTGACGGCGGTCGAGCCGCTGGCCTGGCCGGCGAGGACGGACACAGTCGGGAACCTCTACGTCACGAGCGGGGGCCCCGTTGTCACCGCCCGAGCGTCTCGCTGGCGACCGGGGGCTGTTGTGCCGTGCGGTGCTGACAAATGTAGGAGGCCCTATCGCTCGCGACGCGGTCGCTCGCCGCGCGGGAGCTAGCGCCCTGCTCTACGCCCCCAGCCGAGGGCGTCGCCGGCATGATCGATGAAGGCGTTGAGCAGCATCGCCTCGTCGGACGGTGCGAAGCCGATCAGCTCGCGCTGCGGATAGTCGATCTCGGGGCCGTCCGGGGCGACCTGATCGCGCTCGCCATAGTGGTGGACCCGGGCGAAGCGGGACGCGCGCGAGGTGAACTCGACCCAGGCGGACTCGCTGTCCGCGCCGGCCTTGAGCCAGCGGCTGGAGCGCAGGCCCCGGAACATGGGCTCGGACCTGCGGCGCACCTTGCCCCGCACCCCTCGGGCGCCAGAGGCCTCTATGGAGGTTTCGGCCTGCCCCTCGGGCGGGAGCCAGCGGATCACGCGGGACTTCTTGAAGGTGCGCAGGCCATCGGCCTCACGGTCAAAGCCGACCATCGTCTGGCCTTGCTGGCGCCAGCTGCGCATATCGACCAGACGCGGCGGGCCGGACCCGCCTGACGGGTAGAGGAATCGGACAGGCCGGGTGGCGGGCTTGGCGGTGCGTCGCGGCTTGCGCTTGGGCCAGCTGGATCCATCGGGCGCGCGCTGGGCCGCCATGCGGCGCTGCTGAACGCGACGAATGTCGCCGGACATCCGCCTGAGCAGCCGGGTGCGCGTCGGCGCCTCAAGCGCGGCGAGGCAGGCGGCGGCGATCTCGTGCAGCTGGGCCAGGTCCTCGGCCATCAGGTGACCTCGGGATGCTCTTCGCAGCGGGCGATCACAGCATCGTCCAGATAGACGATATGCAGCGGCGGACCGTCTTCCAGGGCGAGCGGCTCGGGCGGTTCGAGATAGACCAGGTCATGGCCGCCGCCCGGGCGCGGTTCGAACCGGTAGGCCTCAGTCAGCCTGAGGTCGATGTGAATGTCGTACTTGTCCTCGTCGAGCAGCTCGAACGTCAGATCCATGCCGCGGGCCGTGGCCTCCGGGCTGGAGATCAGGTCATGTTGCCAGCGCTGGATCCAGAGCAGGAGCGGAACCGAGACCTCGGCCGGGTCGCCAGCGAAGTCCAGCATGGCGATCTCGAGCGTGTAGCGGTACTCGAACGCTTGGCCCGGCCGGGCCGAGGCGAACAGACCCAGCTTGGTCGCCGCCATCTGCAGGCGGTAGGGGTCGGTGCGCAGACCGTGGCGCGCATCTAGCGCTTCGACCAGGGCGGCGCGGAGGGCGTGCGGCTTCTTCACGGCTCGACCCCGAGCGAGCGCAGCCACTCATCCTCGTCCGCATGTTCGCCGGCATGGACGTCGACGGCGGTCTGGCGGGCGATGTCGCAATGGACCAGGGCGACAGCCTGATCGACCAGCAGCTGCTCGAGCGTGTCAGCCGAGATCGTGCTGGGCAGCTCGAGCAGGCGGCACGGGCGCTTGGCGCTTTCCGGCATCTCGCGGCGGGGCGGCGTCACTGTGACCGGCACAGACGGCGGGTCGAAGATCGCACAACCGCTGCCAGCTATCGCGCAGACCAGCGCCACCGTCAGGAAGAGGAATCGAGTCATGGGCCTGGGCCTCTCGTTGAAGGGCAAAGTCACGCGCGATCGCGTCGGCGGCCGCGCGATCGGTGGCGCCGCGTTCGACCAGGCGCGTGGTGGACCGGGCGCCAGAGGCCTCGGCGGAGCGGGCAGCGCTGTCCACGGTTGCGACCGCCGCCTTGCCTTCGGCCACCTCGGCACGTCGCTCCGTCGCGTTGAACGGATCCCAGCGGAAGCCGAGGCCGCCGAGGATCTGGACGCTGACAACGGCAAAAGCGATCACGGCGACCGCGATCAGGATCCAGTGCGCCGGCGTGAAGCGGGCGATGTCCTTGGCGTGCATCAGGGATAGACCTTTCGGTCCAGCTCGAAATGCGGGCCGTCCCGAAGGCGCGGCCAGTCGCCGCCCCAGATGATCGGGATAGCGAGCTCCTTCGACGCCTGTTTGAAGGCCTTCGCGATGCG